TGGCGCGGATACGGCGTTCTCTGCTAAGGAAGCTGCGCAGGGCATTGATGAGTTGGCGAAGGCTGGTGTTTCCACTAAGGACATTCTCGGGGGTGGCCTTAAGGGTGCGTTATCGTTGGCTGCTGCTGGTTCGTTGGAGGTTGCGGAGGCTGCGGAGATTTCCGCTTCGGCGTTGACTCAGTTCAAGCTTTCTGGTGATAAGGTCCCGCATCTTGCGGATTTGTTGGCTGCTGGTGCCGGTAAGGCTCAGGGTTCGGTGCATGACCTGGGTATGGCGTTGAACCAGACGGGTCTTGTTGCTGCGTCTACGGGTTTGACGATTGAGGAAACCACTGGTGGGTTGGCGGCGTTCGCGTCGGCTGGGTTGATCGGTTCTGACGCTGGCACGTCCATGAAGACGATGCTTCAGCGCCTCACCCCGCAGTCCAAGGAAGCCGCCGACAAGATGGCCGAGCTGGGCATATCTGCTTATGACGCGCAGGGTCAGTTTATTGGCCTGTCTAAGTTCTCTGAGAATTTGAAGACCTCGATGCAGGACCTAACCCCAGAGGCGCGTAACGCGGCTATGGGTGTGATCTTCGGTTCTGATGCTGTTCGCGCCGCGAACGTCTTGTATGAGCAGGGCGCTGCTGGGATTGAGAGTTGGACTGAGAAGGTCAATGACGCTGGCTACGCGGCGGTTACTGCTTCCATCAAGCAGGACACTCTTGCTGGCGACCTTGAGAAGCTGGGCGGGTCGTTTGATTCGGTTCTGATCAAGGGTGGTGGTGCTGCTGCGGAGGCTTTGCGTGGCATCGTGCAGGGCGCTGAGGATCTTATTGATGCTGTCGGTAAGATTCCCACGCCTGTTCTGAATGCTGCTGTTGGTATTGCTGGTGTTGTTGGCGGCGCAGGCCTGTTAGGGGGCGCCCTGCTGACTGTTCTGCCCCGAATTGTTGAGTTTAATTCATCACTGGACCAGATTGCCCCGAAGGGCTCCAAGGCCCGCGGTGCTATCACTGGTGTTGGTAAGGCTGCTGGTATCGCCACTGTTGCGCTTGTTGGTTTGCAGATCGCTGGGGCAGTGTTCAGTGACAAGCAAACCAAGTCAGCGGAGGACTTCGGGCAGGCTTTGTTGAAGGTCCAGAAAATCTCTGGGGCTAACTCTGGTAAGGGCCTTGATGAGATGTTCCAGGGATGGGACAAGATCATCACTGGCGAGACTGTCTCGACTGTTAATGATTTGTCTTCTGCTGTTGAGCGGTTGACTCATCAGGGCAGCAAGGACTGGATTGACACGAACATCGCCGATCCGCTGAACCGTCTGCTTGGGTTCTCTGTGTCTGACGTGGCCCAGATTGAGGAACGGTTCAAGGGTCTTGGCGAGTCCATGGGCGAGGTTACCCGTAATGGTGGTGCCGAGACGGCGGCGAAGTCGTTCCAGGCGTTGAGCGCTGAGTTCCAGAAGAACGGCAAGAGCGCGAAGGAAGCGCTGGATGTTGTTCCTGGTTATAAGGACGCTTTGCAGGGTCTTGCTAATCAGGCTGGTGTGACGCTGAGTGAGCAGGAGTTGCTGGACTTTGCTATGGGTAAGGTGCCTGCTTCTATGCAGGAGGCTGGTGGTGCTGTTGAGACGTACACGACGAAGGTTGGTGCGTCTGCCCCGCTGACTGAGGAAATGTCTAAGGCTCTTGAGGATGTTGGTCTTAGCGCTTCTGGTGCGATCACGAACATTGAGGCTTTCACGGCTTCGTTGTTCGCGGCTGGGATCCTGTCTTTGTCTGCTTCTGATGCCGCGATTGGGTATCAGGACGCCATTGATAAGTTGACTGATTCTGTTGCGACTAACGGGACGACGCTGGATATCAATACGGCCGCTGGTCGTGCTAATCAGTCGGCTTTCAATGATGTGGCTAAAGCTGCGATGACTTCGGCTACTGCGACGGCTGAGGAAACGTTGAAGACTCAGGGGTCTGCTGCGGCTCAGGCGCAGTTGCAAGCTGGCCTCCGCACTAGTTATGACGACCTTATTACCGCTGCGGGGCAGTTTGGTATTACTGGTGACGCTGCGGACACTATGGCTCGCAAGGCTTTGGGTATCCCTAAGAATGTGAATATTGATGCGTGGATTGCTGACCATGCTTCGGCGACTTTGGATTCTGTGAAGGGTAAGGCTGAGGGGCTGGACGGCAAACAGGTCCGCATCGGCATTTACACTACCGAGTATTTCGACAGTGTTGACCGCCGCTCCACTGCCCCTGACTTGAACGGTGGGGCTTCTGGTACGGGCCGCATGGGTTCGTATGCGACTGGTGGGCGGGTGTTCGGTCCGGGTACTACTACTTCGGATTCGGTTGATGCTCGCCTGTCCAAGGATGAGTACGTGCTTACTGCTGCGGCTGCGAAGAAGATCGGTTACGACAACCTTGACCGGATGAATGGTGGGGACGTTACACCGATCAAGCCTATGGCTTATGAGTATGCGCCGGCCGGGGCTCCTGCTTCTTCTCGTCCTGCCGCTGCGGCAGCAACTTCCGGGCCTACCCAAATGACTGGGACGTTGATCCTTGATTCTGGGCAGGTGTTTGGCACTTTCCGTGGCGTGGCTACGGAGGTCGCTAATGGTGTTATCAAGGCCGCTGATTCTTCTACTAGGTACGCGAGGGTTGGTTCCTGATGGCTGTTGCTGTGACTGTTGAGGTCATCATGGGGACCCCGGATCGTGCTGGGTTGACGATCACTGGGCTTGGTGTTGGTGAGTCTGTTGTGAATGTGTGGCAGATGGCTGATGGTGAGCGGAACCGGGTGCCTGGGTATCGGCGGGTGACGATGAATGATGCGTCGTATGTGGTTGATTATTATGCGCCGTTGCAGCGTCCGGTGACGTATGAGGTTGAGGTTGTGTCTGGTCCGAATGGTCCTTCTCGCACGGTATCGGAGCCGGTGATTATTCCGTCTGTGACTGGGTTCCTGTTGGATGCGTTGGTTCCTCAGACTGCTGTTCCGGTGGTGGGTGATTCGGACAGGGCCGGGGATTTCTATTTGAGGTCTTCGGCCCTGGCTGAGATGGAGTACCGGGCTGAGGTTTCGATTTTCAATGTGATGGGTTCGGATAAGCCGTTGGCGTTGTTTGGTCAGCGTATGGCGGAGATGAATCTTGATACGTCGTTGGGGATTAATTCGGCTGAGGAAAACGCCCGGTTGAAGAAGCTACTCAGGGCAACGGGGCAACTGTTGTTTAAGCCGCTGCCATCGTGGGGTGGGCTTGAGCTGTCAGGGGCTATGTCGCTGGCGAATGCCACGGCTAAGCAGATTCCGGTGAACGTGACGTTTGGTGGGGATCTCACGTGGTGGGAGCTTAAGTCGGATGTTGTGGCCCCGCCAACCATCAAGGTGTTGACGGCTGAGTTCACGTATGGCGATGTTGCTCTCCTGTTTTCGACGTATCAGGCAAAGTTGGATGCGGTGGTTGCTTCGGCTGCTGCTGCGGGTGAGTCGCCTACGTATTTGTACGATTTGAAACGTCCGCTTGGTTAGGAGAACCCTTTGCGTCTGATTGATGAGTTGTCGTTGGATGCGTTGGAGGGTTCTAGGCCTGCTGATTCGTTGACGGTGTGGGCGTGGCGTGGTGACAGCCTGGTGGTTGCTGAGCCGTTGGAGGTCATTAGTTGGGGGGCTGATGACCAGGCCAGGGATAACGTGAAGGTTGGGCAGAAGGTTTCCCTGACTGTTGCGGATCCTGACGGGACGTTGGGGGCTTGGCGGTTGGATGACCCGTTGGCGGTCACTGGGGCACGGTTGCAGATCATTTACCGTGTGGGTGGTGCTGGCGCGGTGAATTATGGGATGTACCGGGTCACGTCGAATGAGCCTGATGAGGTTACCGAGTCAAGGGTTGTTGATGAGTATGGGTATGAGGAACCTGATGGGTTGCTTGAACCGCATAAGAGGCGGGTGCTGATTACTCGGAGCGTTGTCCGGCTTGAGGCTGTTGATTTGACGGTTGAGCCTGATCGTGACCGGTTTGAGGCTCCTGAGTCTCCGGGTTCTGGTGCGACTGTGATTAGCGAGGTTCAGCGTTTGTTGACCCCGTATTTCCCGGTGGTTGTGGATCCTGGTGTCGGTGATGTTGGGGTGTCGCGGCAGTTGGTGTTTGATCGTGAACGTTTGGAGGCTGTGCAGGATCTTCTTGGCAGGGTGTCCGCTCGTTACCGCATGGGTGGTGATGGTGAGTGTCACGTGTATCCGCGTGCTGCCAATCCTGTGTGGCGTGTGGGTCCTAATGAGGGTCTGGTCAAGGTTGCTCGTAAGCAGTCGTTTGATGGGTTGTATAACCGTTGGGTTGTTGAGGGTAAGGAAGAAGGCTCTGGTAACCCGGTTCGGGCTGCTGTGTCGATTGATTCTGGGCCGTTGAAGTATGGTGGCCCGCACGGCAAGGTGCCTACCTTTTACAGCTCTGAGATGATCACGACGACTGCTGCGGCTGTTCTGTATGCGATTGAGTTGCGGGATAAGTTCTTGGCGTCTCTTGCGTTGGAGCTGAATGTTGAGTGTGTGCCGCGTCCTGAGTTGCAGGCTGGTGATCGTATTGAGGTTGGTTGTCCGTTCGCTGGCAGGGTCGCTTGGATCCCCGGCGAGATCACCATTATCAAACGTTCTGGCACGACCGTCCCTGGCCCCACCTCGCTAACTGTGGTGTGCGCTTATGGTGACGTGATCGGCGCCCTGGAACGCACTGACTGGGCGCAACACCTGACCGGGAATTTGCCGCCGCTTACTTGGGACCGGATGCCTTCTACGTGGGGCGCTGGTCCTGTCATGTCTTGGGACGATCTACCTTAAGGAGACGCATGGGCTTGGATCATACGCTCGCTGCGATGCCTTCGGGTGGGATTACCCGCAAGTATGGGAAAGCTTATTGGGACGGTTCGCGGTGGTGGGCGGATGTTGGCGGTAACTTGCTTGACGCGAGATGGGCCGACCCGATACAGCCTTTGCAGGGCGGCAACATTGTTGTTGACATTACGACGGAGGGCCGGGGTTTGTCTTCGGCTTTCGTTGTTGCTGGGTTCACGGATCAGCCCCGCCCGTCTACTGGTACGGCGTCGGCGGTTATTCCTGCTGGTTTGGCTACGTTGATTGTTTTTGTTGGTGAGGATGGGGTTACTTACGAGACGGATCGTTTTATTGGTTCGTATTCTCCGGGGGATCCTATCTATCTGACGTGGGATGCGGGTAAGCCTACGGTTATTGGGAAGATCCAGGCGTTGGCGCCGCCGCCTCCTGCACCACCTCCCCCACCGCCGCCTGTGGTGTCCACTGGTACTGAGGTGTTGACGGCTACTGCTAGTGACACGTTTGGTGTTGGTGGTTGGGGTCGTTGGGCTGGTGGTGGTGAGAAAGTTTATTCGGGTTCGTATGGCGGTTACACGCTGACGGGCTCGTTTTTTTATGGGGCGCCGCGTCCTGCGTTGCAGGGTAAGACAATCACGGCTATCCGGTTCA